TTACTTCTTGCGCTTGTTCATCTGCTTAGCTTCCCAAAAGAGCCCTGTAAGCACATCCTTAATGCGCTGCTTGTCTTCTTCATTCAGAGGAATCCCGTCAAACATGAGCTCACCATCATCCTCGAGCATTTTTTTGAAGTCCCGCTTATCTCTGGAGGTTGCCCAAGCGGGCACCGAGATGTCCTCATGCTTCGCAGCATCCTGCTGCAAGTAACCTGCTTTATTCATCAACTCTTCATAGGGAATATCAAGCGCCTCGGCGATTTTGCGAAGCGTTTGCGGTTTGGGAATGCCTCTCAGACCATTCTCGATCCGAGAAATCTGTGAACCGCTAATATCGGCAGCCTGTGCTAACTGATTGATACTCCAGCCTTTATTCTCCCTAATCTCTTTTAAGTATGATCCAAATATGTGATCCACGCTACGGCCACTCCTCACCATATTCCATCTACTTCATATAAAACACTTATATATAGTATAAACACATCCAAATCACTTGCCAACAGGTAAAAAAAATAGAGTATCGTTGCCAAAAGGCAAGAAAACAGGAGGATTGATCCCTATTCTAGTGAATAGTAGATCATTTTGCGGGTTTACGCTGGTCTCCAAATAGTGGTATATTAATGAAAAATACGAACAAAACACGAACGTGAGATGAAAGAGCCTTCTGCCAAATGGCAAATTGAACCCGAACATGACATTTAACTAAGGGAGTGTATCAGAATGAATCCATTGTTACCAGAGCTGGATCGTCGAAAGACCCAAGGTGCCGTTGAAGCGATATTCGAGAAATATCGTATCTATAAAACTATCACATTCGAAATCAAGGAAGTAAGCGTGACTGCTTCCTATACGGAACGTTTTCACGGACCGACTAACGTAACCTCAGATCAAACGGCTAAGGTTGCCATATATAATGTAGATATGCCTGCAGCGCGAAAACAGTATTGCGAGACGATTGAAACGATCGTGGATCGGCTTGGCGAGCGCGAACAGACTCTAATCCGGGAACGATACATGAAGCAGGACGACGTATTCGATTATAAGGTGTACAACCACATCCTGGAACCGCCGGTCAGTAAGGATACGTATACAAAGATCCGCAGCCGAGCTTTCTATAAACTGGCCTTGGCCTTCGCAGATCAGGGGCTGCTGAAGCTGCAAGAACTGGAGAAAGCGGCAAAAAGAATATAATGCAGATAAGCTTGGACGTGGATTCTAATCAAGCCTGGAACCGGGAGCTCTCTCAGTAGAGAGCTCCCGGTTTTTTTGTATTCTGTTGCGGACGAGGTAAAGTCGATGAGGGGCTAGGGCAACAACATTATTGTAAAATACACGAACATAGGTTCGTACTATTTTCCGCCGACATTCCACTTAAAGTACCGCAATATCCATCCCATAAGGCGTCAGCGTATCCGATTTAGGGGTGTAAGATTGTATTATCGGAAATGAAGGAAAACAAAACTACCGAACACCCATAGTGGATATGCGAGCCGGCCTTGAGAAGGACCGGTTTTTTGCTGCGGCTTAGGCTTCGATTTCTTCGTTTCCGAACCTTATATAACAGAAAGGAGGGGGCCGTGTTGGACAAGCATGTGACCGCCTTTCATCTCCCGTCTTATGGAAGATCGGAAGCCGCTCGGCTGTCTGAAGAATGAGAAGTGCGGTTAAGCAAGCAGTTGCTGACATCGTTTCAGAACTTGTAGAAAGGAGCTCCTATGCCCACCGAAAAAATACAAATTGCGCTGGTAAACAAACTAAGTAGCTCTTTCCCAACTGTCTCCCTCATCTCCAAAGAGAATGCTGACGCACTGCCACCGCCCCCATACGTTCAAACTGAGCTTACCCTGGCCGAACTCGAGCCGATATCGACCAATCGATATGCGGCTCGTTTTCGTTTCCGCATCTCTTACGTGCCAGTGGAGGGGAAGCCAGTGGCAACGATCATGGATGAAATGCTCGAGGCATTGACATCGCTAGATGTTGGGGGTCGACCATGTCGCGCTGCATACGTGGCGTGGGAGCGACCAGTGGGGAGTGATGGGACATCGGGAGAGGGATATTTTCGCGCAGAGTATGTTATTCAGATGACAACGGATCAGGAAGAAACAGAAATGAAGATGCAAACATTGAAACAGGGAGGCGAATTGAAATGAGTAAAAAAGAAACAGCACCGGCGTTCAACAAGCAACAGCTGGCACAATCCAATCAATTCAGTAATCGTGAGAAAGATGTGCTGAGCGCCATTCTCGAAGAGGGCAAAACATACACCGTTCAGCAAGCGAAAGAGCAACTCACCACATTTTTGAAAAAGGAGGTCATCTAAAATGGCCGGAGGAACATGGACAACACCCAATAAAGTAAGACCAGGGGTATACACCCAAATCTCATCGCAAGAGCAGCCGATCGGGCGTGTAGGTGAAAGGGGGACTGCGGCGCTGGGCTTATCCCTTCCATGGGGCGAGCCGAATAAAATTCTGACGATCAAACCAGGCACCAATCTGGTTGAGGTGCTGGGATATGATATCACATCGCCACAGTTGCTCGCAGTAAAAGAAGTACTCAAGCGCGCAGGAACGCTCCTGTTGTATCGCTTAAATAGTGGCATCCAGGCAACAGGTTCTGTTGCCGGATTGAAAGTAACTGCTCTTTACGGCGGCGAACGCGGTAACGATCTTCAGATCGTTGTTGAGAACGCGGTGGATGATCCCGGTAAATTCGTGGTCAGCACCCTGCTGCGCGGCAAAACTGTAGACAAGCAGCTTGTAACAAGTGCAGCAGAACTGGAACCGAATCTGTACGTGACCTTCGCACCGGATACCGGTGATTTAGCAGCAACAGCAGGATTCGCTCTGACAGGCGGTGCCAATGGCACTGTAACGAACCAAGAGCATGTAGATTTCCTTGCTGCGCTTGAGGTTCAGGACTTCCAGACCGTAGGTCTGTTGTCAGCCGATCCAACGCTTAAATCTCTGTATACTGCATTCGTCAAGCGCCTTCGTGAGCAAGAAGGTAAGAAGGTACAAGCCGTTCTGTCTGATTATTCCGCTGCGGATTATGAAGGAGTTATTAGTGTGAAAAATGGCGTCATCCTCACCAACGGCACTGTCGTGGACAAGGTGAAGGCAGTTGCGTGGGTAACCGGGGCTACGGCTGCGGCGGCTGTTAACGAATCCCTTACGTATGCGGCTTACGATGAAGCGGTGGATACCGATGTTCGCCTGAGCCACACCGAGATTGAAGAGGCACTCACGAAAGGCGAGTTTCTGTTCAACTACAGTGGAGGCAAGGCGGTGGTGGAGCAAGATATTAATAGCCTTACCTCGATTGAGCCAGCCAAAGCTCGGCATTTTTCAAAAAACCGTGTGGTTCGCGTCCTGGATGGTATCGCCAATGATTTGAAGCTGATTTTTGAGAAGTCCTACATCGGTAAGGTAGATAACAATGTGGATGGCCGGACGCTATTCTGGGCAGAATGTGCGGCGTATTTTGCATCTCTACAGAACATTGGGGCGATTCAAAACTTCGATGCGAACGGAGATATTGTGGTGACACCGGGTACAGAAGGCGATGTGCTGTTTGTGGACATTAAGGTACAGCCAGTGGATGCAATTGAAAAAGTATATATGAAAGTGAAGGTGGTCTAAGATGGCATTTTTGCGGGCAAATGACACGATTTCCGGACAAGAGGGTAAGGCATTCGTCAAGATTGGCGAACGTATGGAGGAAATGTTCTACATTAAAACACTGGAAGCTACGGTGGAAAAAGAAAAAGCAGAGTTGAAAACGATGGGCCAACGCGCTGTACAGCATAAAGCTATTGGCTGGAAGGGCAGCGGCACGATGACCATTTACTATGTAACCACGCTCTTCCGCGAGTTGATGATGGAATACATCCAGACCGGTAAAGATGTCTACTTCATGATTGAGGTGCGCAATGAGGATCCGGGTTCGGCCACGGGACGTCAGACGGTGATTTTGGAAGGGGTCAATCTGGACAGTGTAATCATGGCTTCTCTCGACACCGAAGCGGAGGCGCTGGAGGAAGAAGTCGCCTTCACGTTTGAGAATGTGCGGATTGAGACGCCGTTTACCCCATTGGCCTAATACTTAACATATATGAGGAGGAAGGAATATGAGCGATTTTAGTATGTTTTTTGCTGGACAGTCATCTGCGGAGATCACGGAGGAATTCGTGGTCTCTGTTCGTTTTAAGGATGCTGATGGAAGGCCTGTGCCTTGGAAGCTGCGCAGCATCACCGAGGAGGAGAACCAGGAATGCCGCAAAGCAGCTACCCGCAAGGTCAAGGGCAAGAATGGCGTATTCACGCCAGAAATTGACCCGAATGACTATATGGCGAAGCTGATGGTATCGAGTGTTATCTTCCCGGATTTGAAAAATAGCGAACTGCAAAAATCATACGGCGTACTCGGTGCAGAATCTCTGCTCCGCAAAATGCTGCTGCCCGGCGAATTCGCCGCACTTGGCGAGCAGGTGCAAGCCCTCAACGGTTTTGACCGGGATATGAACGAGCTGGTGGATGAAGTAAAAAACTAATCAAAGAGGGCGATGGTGACGCGAACTATGCGTACTATGCCCTCCACGAATTGCACATCCTTCCTCACCAACTCATGGCGATGTCGGCCCGGGAACGGGCCGCCATCTATGCCATGATCTCGATGCGCGTGGAGAAGGAGAAGCGTGAGCGGGTACGAAAGCGGAGATAGGTTGTAGAAGAAGGGGGTGAAGGAATGGCGAATACTTCAGTACCACCAGCAATCATGAAGGCAATAAACAACTGGGACAAACTTGTTTTTGAGCAGACGTTTATATTTGGTTTGAGCTTTGCGCATGCGACAAAAAAAATAAAAGCTGCTGCGGCAGCTCAACAAAACCTGAATGCTGAAGTGAAAAAGGGAGAGAAGGAAACAAGTAAATTAAGCAGCGCGTTTGGTGCAATTAGGACTGCGTATAAGGGAATGAAGTTCATTGCAGATGTTTCCATTATACCGGCGGCAAAACAAAAGAACTTGGAGAACGTAATCCAGAGCAAAATAGGCAATCCCGAGGTTGGTTCTGCCATGTTTGAAAAATTCAAACAAGATGCATTGAAGTCAGGAGCAGATGTCAACAAAGCCTTAGAAAATTCAATATCTTTTCTGAACATGACCAAAAATTCCGATGAAATTGCAACTCTAAATGGTTTTTCAGAACGTTTAAGTAAGCTTTCGACTACTGGGAAAAGCTCGGGTGATGCCACTGCTGCGATTATGAGCGCTATGCAAGGTGATACTAGTTCGCTGGCAAAAGAGTTTCAGATACCGGAAACCAATATTCAACAATTTTCTAAAGAAGTCGCCGCATCTAAAGGGAATTTTTCAGCATTTTTGGTATCAATGGACGAACTGCTGCAGAAATCGGGAATGACGGAAGAGGCTCTTCAAATGATGATGGACTCCCCTGGGAGCAAGTGGCAAAAGATATTGGGTTACGTCAATAATTCATTTGCTCAAATTGGAAGCGGAGCGTTAGAAGCTTTAGTGCCAATACTGGATCTAATCTCCTCTGCGTTTGAATCAGGGGCATTTGAGCCATTTATTAGCTTATTGACCTCAGGGTTATCGTTGGTGGCGCAAGGTTTCTTATGGGTTGCAGAGATGATCCCTCCAGCCTGGGAATTCATTAAAGCAACGATAGCGGGAGTAGGTAACACGATCTGGAATCTGGTCACAATATTTATGGGGTTGCTTCCTGTTATTGCTTTAGTAGGTGCTTTTTTTGCCATGTTAAATGCAGGGATGATCATGGGGAGAATATCGGCTTACGCTTTTGCAGCAGCTCAGTCCGTGATGGCCACGATTACGAACATAGCTGCAGGAGCGATGAGAATATTTAATATGGTTATCAAAGCTAACCCTCTTATGTTATTAATTTCATTAATTATTGCTGTTATGGCTGCATTCGGGGCTTGGAAAGTGGTGACTATGGGCCTTAAGCAGATATTTAGCAACGTATTTGGTTTCATCGTCGATCTGGCGCAAAACACGGTTAACACGGTCATTTCAGTTATTAATGGGATCATTAAGGGTGTTAACGCGGTAGCGGGCTTTTTCGGCAAGATTCTTGGCGTGGATACCAAGCAAATTGCGGAGATTGAATATAAGGCGGATTTTACGAATATCAAGGATACAGGGCAAGATTATATTGAAAATTTATCCGTAGATAAGTTCAAAAATCAATTCATGCCAGATAAGAATTTGGGTAAGAACAACGAGGATCTTTTAGAACAGTACAATATGGGCAAAACCGGATACGATGTTACCTACCCAAAAACACCCTCAACCCCACCAGTGTCCACAATGCCAACAGCTCCAATTCCGGTAGCCCCTGCGGGCGGCAGCATCGATTCCATTGGCAAAGTGGATAACTCGGTAGACGTGGCGAGCGAGGATCTGAAGGTTATGCGCGACTTGGCGGAAGTGAATGCGATTAGCAATATGATCACCTTAACGCCAACCGTTCAGATGACAACAGGAGATATTAATTCCGGGGCTGACCTGGATACGATCATGTCGAGAATTAACCGAACGCTGGAGGAGCAGTTTGTGTCCAGTGCCGAGGGGGTGTATCTGTAGCATGAGTGATTATGGATTTTTTCTGAGCTTCAATAACCAGGAGGAGGTCTTTCGATTTCCGGTGAACCCTGAGCGTATTGACGTCAAGGATAGCGGTGAGGGCAAATCTTATACGGTAGCGGGGCTTGGCGAAGTGAATGCGATTCTGCATCCCAAGCTGACGGAGATCTCGTTTGAGAGCTTTTTCCCAGGCAGGGTATATCCATTTGTGCATCTAGGCTCAGATGGGGAGTTGAAGCTGCCGATTGATTATGTAAATACCATTAAAGGCTGGATGGAGAGTCGGAGACCTGTGCGTTTTGTGATGACGGGGCTAGTTCCCGATCCGATGAGTGGTACAGACGGCCAAAATGGAGCAGAATCTGTGAAGTCTTTTGGGATCAATATGGCGGCCTCCATTGAAAGCTTCAACTGGAATACGATGCCGGGATCGCCAGAGGATATCGAGTTCTCGATCACACTTAAACGCTATGTGTTCTATGGTACACGAAAGGTAGTGCCAGTTAAGGACGAAAAAGCCGCTGCGGTAAAGTCCAAAGACAGGCCTGATGACCGGAAGAAGCCAACCTCCTATACCATTGCCAAAGGTGATACCCTGTGGAGCATTGCTCAAAAGCTGCTTGGAAACGGTTCGCGTCATACAGAGATCCAAAAACTGAATGGAATCAAGGACCATGAGGTCCGAAAGCTGACCGTTGGCCGGGTTCTCAAGATTCCTTAAAGAGGTGGAACCATGATCGAACTGATGATTGATCGCAAGAACGGAAGTGTATGGGATCTAGGACAGGTTGTAACCGATATCACGTGGAAAACAAGCCGTCAGGCAAAGCCGGCTAGTCTGGATATCAACTATGTCAACGATGGTCTCGCGCAGAGCAAGGAATTCGAAGTGGAAAATGGCGACATTGTGCGCTTTCGCAAGGATAATAAGGATCTATTTTATGGCTATATTTTTTCCAAGGAGTGGGGCATGGACGCCCAGGTCAAGGTGATGGCTTATGATCAGCTGCGCTACCTGTCCAGCAACGATACTTACCGGTTCACGAATGCCAAGGTGGAGGATATCATCCAGAAGATTGCCAAGGACTTCAATCTGAAAACCGGGACGCTGGCCAATACCGGCCATACCATCCCTGCCATGCTGGAAGCAGACAAAAAGCTGATTGATATTATTTGCAAGGCCTTAGATTCTACGCTGATCGCGACCAAGCAGTACTATATGTTTTACGACCATTTCGGTGAGTTGAGGTTAACCAACATCAATGACATGCTGCTTAAGCTCGCGGTAGGAGAAGACAGCCTCATGACGGATTTTTCTTATAAAAAAAGCATCGACAATGAGACGTACAACCGTATCAAAGTCGTGCGGGACAACAAGGAAACGGGAAAGAGGGACGTCTACTTATACCAGCATGGGGAGAACATCGCCCAGTGGGGGCTGCTCCAGCTGTATGAGGTCGCTGACGAGAACATGAATCCAGCCCAAATGAAGCAATTAGCGCAGAACTTGCTGGAGCTGAATAACAGGGAGCAGAAGACGTTGTCGATTGATGCAATCGGGGATTTGCGGGTTCGTGCCGGAAATACGATCTATGTGAATCTTCCCGAAGAAGGTTTGAAGCCATATCTCATCGATGAGTGCACGCATAAATTTTCGGACGGTACGCATACGATGTCGCTGAATATGAAGGTGGTGTAAGCAGTGATGTTAGATATTATCAAAAAAGCCAGTCTCAGCGCCGTAGGAAGCACAAACCCCATGGCGGTGCTGTATGGCACAGTCACATCTGTAAGTCCTCTTGAGGTGAACGTGGATCAACGTTTTAGCCTTACTGAGGATTTTTTAGTTATGGGGGAAATGTTGACGGAATACAAGCTGTACATTGAGGGTGTAGAGTATGTAATCCGAAAAGGACTTAAGGCAGGAGACACGGTGCTGCTCCTTCGTTACCAGGGCGGTCAGACGTATCTCATACTGGATCGGTTGGTGAAGCCATCATGATCCCGCAAGGTGGAACGCTTCAACCGGATAGTCAGATCTTGGAGACTCTGGAGCAGCCAAGTTTGACGTATGAACTAAATCTGAAAGAAAAAACGATCGCTGGCTACATTGATGGTCTGGAGGCTGTTAAACAGGCTGTTGTTAAAACACTTCAGACTCGCCGTTTTGAGCATTTGATCTACAGCAGTAACTATGGCCAAGAGCTGGAGTCTGTCATCGGGCGTGATCCGCTATGGGCCTATGCTGAAATTGAGCGGCACATCAAGGAAGCACTGCTGCAGGATGACCGCATTTTATCGGTAGATGACATGAAGATTACTTTTAAAGGCGAACAGGCTCTAGCTGAATTTATAGTTCGAAGCATATATGGGGCTTTCCATATGACAGAGGAGGTGAGGAAGGATGGTTGAGGAACAAACGTATGAGTTGATTCTGGATCGAATGCTGGGCAGAGTACCGGATGGCATGGATAAAAGGGAAGGAAGTATAATCTATGATGCGCTGGCACCCTCTGCAGCTGAACTTGCCCAAATGTACGTGGAAATGCAGTATTCCATGAACCTGAAGTTTGCCGCTACGGCGACGGGTGAATTTTTGGATCGAAGTATTGCCTGGTCGGGATTAATCCGTAAGAAGGCAACAAAAGCGCAGCTTCTGGGACATTTCTCAGGTAGTAACGGCTCTCCCGTGGATGTTCCTTTGGGAAGCCGTTTTTCATTGGATTCGTTAAATTACAAAGTGATTACCCGGCTGGATACAGGGCAATATGTTCTGGAATGTGAGACAAACGGGAAAGAAGGGAATCGCCGATTTGGTTCACTGCTTCCATTAGAATACGTCGAAGGGTTAGTTAAGGCGGAACTGATGGAGCTCTGGGTACCCGGAGAAGATACCGAATCGGATGAAGTGTTATATGAGCGTTATCGCGAGAAAATCTCCCGCCCCGTGACCAGTGCGAACCGAAATCAATATGAGCTATGGGCCAGGGAGAAAACGGGGGTTGGCAAGGCCAAGGCTTTTCCGTTATGGGATGGTCCGGGAACGGTGAAGGTCGTACTGCTAGACAATGAGATGCGATCGCCTACGCCTTCTGTAGTGGAATCAGTGCAGCAGTATATCGATCCGACCATGGATGGCATGGGGGAAGGAACTGCTCCAGTAGGCTCGGTTGTAACCGTAGTGGGGGCAGTTGAGGTCCCTGTAAATATTGAAGTACAGGTTACACTGCTGGAAGGAGCCGGGATAGATGGTGTGCAGGATTCCATTGAGCAAGGGGTTCGCCAGTATCTCAAAGACCTTGCTATGTCCGACCCATTGGTTCGGTATAACCGGATTGCCAACGTAATCTTGGATATTCCAGCAGTTATCGACTACGAGGTACTAACCGTGAACGGCGGTACGGACAGCATTCCGATCGCACCTGAAGCGGTGGCTGTCCTGGGGACGGTGACGGTCCGATGAGTAAAGCCGAAACTTGGCTGGGTTATCTGCCGTCCTTTTATCATGATATTAGAGAAATGAAAGCTATTGCCGATGCCGAAGGGCCCGAATTGGATAAGCTCACGCAGGAGCTGGATGATCAATTGGATCAGTATTATCCCGAAACCGCTACATGGACGCTATCCCGGTATGAGCAGGACCTGAATATTCCGGTGAATCTATCCAAGCCGATCGAGCAGCGGCGCTCAGTGATTATCTCGAAGATGCGGGGGAGCGGAAAGGTTTCTGCCAGCATGCTCAAAAACGTAGCGCAAGCCTACGATAGGGGTAGCATTGAGGTGTCCGTTCAGCCGGCAGAGTATAGAGTGACGATACATTTTCGCGATACGTTGGGTATTCCCTCGAATTTGGGGGATTTGAAAGCAGCCATTGAAGAGATTAAGCCAGCGCATATAGCGATAACATATTCGTTCAACTACTTGTTGATACGAGATATTCACGGCGTGAAGACCCTGCTTGACATGGGCCAAACGCCATTAAACAAATTTGCAGGAGGTGTTTGAGTTGTCCAGTAACACACCGAATTTAGGACTATTGAAGAAAGACCCAATGGTGGATGGCAACGAGACCTTTAACATTGAGACGATGCTGAATGAAAACTGGGATAAGGTTGATGAGGCTGTGGGGAGGACTGGAGGATACGGAGTTACGACTCAGCCTAAAGCGAACGAATACGAGGTTAATCTAAAGCCTGCGCCGGCGAGCCTTACAGCTGGAATCCGCGTTACCGTAAAGGTTAATGTTGCAAGCACCGGAGCCCCAATGCTCAACGTTAATGGTTTGGGATCCAAACCAGTGCTCAAGACGAACGGTAGTTCTGCTAGTTTTAAGCAGGATGGCCTCTACACATTGGTATATGATGGTCAGGCTTTTATTTTACAGGGTGAAGGGGGGGATTACGGCACAGCTGGAGCGGCTCAGGTGCTGTCAGGGTATTCTATAGGAACCGAGAATGGTTTAGTAAATGGGAACATACCTGACTATTCCCGCAGCAAGCTAGGGCAAGGCTATGCGCAAGCGGTAAGCGCAAAAGGGGACCATGGGGGTGCCCTAGTAGTAGAACCCGCAAAAGGGTACTACGAACCTGGGGTGAACAGCGGGGGGTTCGGATCAATAATCACAACGGACCCTAACTATAAGCCGGATAACATCCGAGCGGGTACCAGTATCTTCGGGGTCCCAGGGAAAAGTACGGTCGTGGATACAGCAGACGGCAACCTCGCTGCGGGTTCTATGCTGACTGGACAGGTGGGGTATTCCAAAGGCCAAAAGGTAACCGGAACTATGGTCAACCGTAACACGGACCAGCCCGCAACAAATGTTATAGCTCAAAGTGATAGGCTTTATGTGCGCCCCCCAGCAGGTTATTATAATGGGTCTACGCATGTCTATAGCCCAGAACCTAATTTAAAAGCCGAGAACATTAAAGCGGGCAGGACTATCGGTAGCGTAAATGGGTCACTGATCCCAGTCAAGCGAATTTTTAGAGGAAGTACGTCTATAACGAATGGTGAAGCTCATAAAACCCTAAACATGCCTACAGGTTGGGACCCTTACAAGACAGCGCTCCGATTTTCATACCAATTTCCAAACGGCACTTATGAATATATCAGATCAACTGCGGTAAAAGGTATTATCTACCCAAGCGCTAACACATTCAGTTTTAGCAGACATCAGGGTTCTTCCAATAGTGGATGCGACATCCGTTATGAGCTTATTGAATATGAATCCCAGCTCATGAATACCTGGATTGATGTCTCAAGTTCACCAGGGCCCAATTTTTATTACCATACCCTTCCATATACTGTAGTCCCACAAAGAACTCTAATTTTTGGTTCATATACTCTGGCGTCATCTGATGGAGGCCCTACAGGGATGGCGATGGCCCCCATGGTGTTTCTTGGTGGAGATGGGACCACAGCCACACGAGAAGTGCATTATAGGGGCGATGCGCGGCAAGGTTTTCCAGTTGGCACGACTCAAAATTTTTCGATTCAGATAATTGAATTTTAGACTTTCCGTAGACAACACATAGCCCAGCCCCGTACCTAGCGGGGCTATTCTTTATTTCAAGGGATGCCCCCATATTATTCGAGAGGATTGAAGCAAATGGATAAATGGAAAGCGATAGCCTTTTCAGCCGGTGCCGCATTGGTACCGGCTTTTGATTTAGGCTTCAGCCAGTTGAGCTCGCAAAGCGTGCGAAACATAAAACCACCCGCTATGCGGGTGGAGGGATAGAGGGTTTGACCAACAAGACCATCCCGATAAAATTGAGATGTTCAGGCGGGGTGAAAGGGATGGTCTTGTTGGCAAACAAAAGCTATAGTCTAGCTCAAACGAAGTGGATGTGCAAATACCACATTGTGTTCACACCGAAGTATAGATGGAATGAGATCTATAATCAAGTGAGGAAAGACTTGATCGAAATCTTTAAACGTTTATGTAAATACAAGGGAGTGGAAATCATAGAAGGTCACATGATGTCCGATCATGTTCATATATTGGTGGCTATCCCACCGAAATTTTCAGTCTCATCATTCATGGGATATCTTAAGGGAAAAAGTTCGTTAGATCTTCGAGAAGCATGCACAATTAAAGTATAAATACGGGAACCGAAAATTCTGAGCAGAAGGATATTACGTGAGCACAATAGGTTTGAATGAAGCAACAGTAGCGAAGTACATTTGTGACAAGACGCACATGACCAAGCTGTAGATAAGCTGAGTGTAAAAGAGTACGAAGATTCATTTAGCAGCAAAAGGGACAAAAAGAAATAAACCAGCTTGACTGGTAAGTGAAAGTGACAAATAACACTGAGCCTGAAGGGGTTTGCGGTCAGCTAGCGTCTTTAGGCGCAGTTTGGCACCTCAAGTGGACGGGTGGTCATGATTTCCGACTCGAAACCCGGAATACCAGAAGTAGTTTTAACCACAATAGGAGACGATACACAATCAGATGATGAATCATCGAGTGAGTCTGAGATCAATATTTCCGGCTATTTCGTCGGTATCCCGGTATCTCCCGGATTGTTCCGACCACGATTTGATCTCGCAGCCTGGAGTGCATACCAGGAGGCCGTAAGCGAAGCCCAGCATTCATATCAAGAAGCATACTCAAAGTGGCAAGCTCTTCAGGAGGATGAGCGTGACGAGACGCCAATTATGGAATCTGTGCCTATGCCGGAATTTTGGATTGAAGGCTTATCTCCAGAAGAAATCGAGGAGCTGACAAGACCTCAACCTGTGGAACCCAATGAATTGGATCGGTTGGGCATCGAAATGGTAACAAGGGAGCTCGAAGCTTTGGAGCTTCGCCAGCAGAATGAGGCACAGGGAGCCCAAATTGTTGGGCTTGAACTACGGTTGCTGTCACTTGAAAAATAACTAATCGAAAGGAGAGGGTGACGATGTTCGAAAACGATTTTGAACGTCTGAAGTACTATTATGAGAAGAAATGGGCGCAAAAGCCTCAATTGAGACAATACGTTGAGTTTGGCGTGATCACTTCGGAAGAATACGAAGCCATCGCTGGCGAGTCATACTAAATGCTGCTTTGGATGACCTTACAGTAAAAGAAGCTTCAACGGAGAAGGCGGAATCATGCTGGAGAAGCGGAGCGGTCGCCTTTGTCCACGGATTTTAACCCTATCCATAAATTCTCGGAAAATCTGTGGGCAACAGCGATCGGAAGCATGATCCTCAGGCGAAGTGACGTACACGCTAACAAGGATTTTCTCCTTGAGTAACTATGAATATCAGAAACCCATGCCCTCGGCTCCCCGAGGGCTTTTTCACATCTTAAAAATCATATAAAGGAGGAACAATTATGTATGAGCACATCGGTCAGCTGTTTAAGATGCTGGTGGCGGGGACGGGGGCCGTGACAGGGTACGTCTGGGGTGGATGGACGCTGCCGCTGCATCTGTTGCTGTGGCTCGTGGTGGTAGATTGGTTGACCGGATGGGGCGCGGCCTGGATGAACGGTGAGCTGCGCAGCCGTATGGGGTATACGGGGATTGCACGAAAAATGACCATTTTTCTCATCATCGCGCTGATGCATCTGGTGGATCGGGTGCTGGGCGAGATGAATTATTTTCAGAATACGGTTATCTTCTTCTATCTCGCGAATGAGCTGCTGTCTATTATTGAGAATGTCGGGCGAATGGGAGTACCGATCCCACAATCCCTGCGTAATGTGGTACAAGTGTTTCAGATCAAATCCGAAGAGACTAAACAGACTACACGAAAGGGGGAAAACAAGGATGAAACCCTTTGAATTTATAGCCAAGCTGGCGCCCATTGCGACCCAGGACATGCGTCAGTACGGGGTGCCCGCTTCGCTTACTCTCGCCCAGGCAATCTTGGAATCCAATTGGGGAACGAGCGGACTAACGCAAAAAGCGAATAATTTGTTCGGCATCAAAGGCACCGGTCCAGCGGGAAGCGTAACAATGCGGACAACCGAGTACCGGGGGCAGACCCCCTATACTGTTAATGCTCAGTTTCGTAAATACAATGGCTGGCATGAATCCGTTACAGATCATACCAAGCTCATTCTGAACGGAACGCGAGACAAGCCAATGCGGTACCATGGTGTGCTTTGGGCGGATTACAAAACGGCAGCAAATGAGATTTGGAGGGGAGGCTATGCAACAGATCCCAAATACCCGAGCAAGCTCATCTCTCTAATCGAACAGCACTCGCTTTATCAATATGACCTACCTAATCCGAAGGAGGAGGAACGAGTGAAAATCGAACAATTAACCACAGAGCTGCAAAAAACGCAGGAGCAGATGCGGCAGTTGAGTGAGCAATATGCTTCTGCGTTAAAGCTGCTAAATGAGCAGGGCAGCACTATCAAGCAGATGAACGCCAGACTTACGGCTGCCGAGGCAGTAAACCTTGCTAAAATTCCAGCTTGGGCTGAACCTGCAATACACGCTGCACAGGAGGCAAAAGTACTGCATGACCCTGCAGGCAGCTACGATTTTTATAGAATCATGACCGTCTTGCATCGATTGGGCTTTTTTAAAGCGGATAAGTGA